CGAGGGCGATTTGACGTTCGCAGCCAACGAGTACAACGGCGTTTATGACTTGGGCGAGTTCACCGTTTACGGCACCTATTTCTGCGTGTACGTGGGGGCCAGCTCGAGTTCAGCTAGCAGCACGTCAAGCCAAAGTAGCCAGAGCAGCTCAAGCACTTCCAGCCAGTCGAGCCAGAGCAGCCAAAGCAGTTCAAGCAGTTCCAGCACAAGCAGCCGGTCCAGCTCAAGCGCAAGCAGCCAGTCGAGCCAAAGCAGCCGGTCGAGCTCCAGTACCAGTAGCCAGAGCAGCCAAAGCAGCACGAGCGACCTGAGTAGCAGCAGCCTCTATACTTGCCGCGCCTTAGGCGCCGTAAACGACGGCATCAACGTCGTCGACGACGCGACCGGGACCGGTTGGATCCTTTGGAGTGCGGAAGATTTAGCGACCCGGTTTGCAGCCCACCCGCCGGGAGCGAATACCAGCGACCACCTGATCGCGGTTCGCTATTCCGCCCCAAATTGGCGGTTCAATGTTGGCGGCTCTTCGTGGTACCAATTCACGCCGCGGCGGAGCGACCGCTTGCTGGCCGAGGTCGACTTTACAAACGACACGATCACCAGCCTTGAGGGAACCGCCGCGACGATCTACGGCATCTACGCCGGCTACGAAAGCGGCGACTTGGAGTTTTACGCCAACCTATTTGATTCGGCGGTAAATTTCGGGGAATTCACCGTCACCGGCTCGTTCTTTTGCGTATATGTTGGCAGGAGTTCCAGTTCGGCGACCAGCACGCTCAGCAGCCTGAGTTCGAGCAGCAGCAGCACGAGCAGCCCGTCCAGCCTCAGCAGTTCGAGCAGCAGCAGCACCAGCAGCCAGTCGAGCCAGTCCAGCAGCAGCACGAGCAGCCAGTCGAGCCAAAGCAGCCAGTCGAGCCTTTCCAGTTCAAGCCGTTCCAGCTCGAGCCAAAGCTCGTCGACCAGCACGAGCCAAACGAGCCTTTCTAGCTCCACCAGCCAAAGCGGAAGCAGCAGCAGCAGCTCCACTTCGTTAACCAGCGCGAGCAGCTCTTCTTCGACCAGTAGCAGCATCTCGACGGCCAGTTCAGCCAGCAGCTCCAGCCTATCCACCTCAACGAGCCAAAGCAGCCTGAGCTCCAGCAGTAGCAGCTCGATTTCAAGCGTCAGCTCCTCGTCGTCGAGTAGCAGCACGAGCCAAAGCAGCCTAAGTTCCAGCAGCAGCCAGTCGAGCCAAACAAGCACGACGAGCGCTTCAACGCTGTCGAGCAGCAGCACGGGCACGAGCCTCAGCAGCTCGAGCAGCTCGAGCACCGCAAGCAGCCAGAGCTCCCCGTCGAGCACCATCTCGCTGCAAACGACGGCCAGTGACCAGACCGGGCAAAGCAGCCAAAGCAGCCTGAGCTCCAGCAGCAGCAGCTCGCTCAGTAGCCAGTCAAGCGTCAGCAGCGCCAGCACGATCAGCTCCAGGACGAGCAGCGCCAGCACACTGAGCAGCTTAAGCTCCAGCAGCAGCAGCACGTCGAGTGCGAGCACGGCGACCAGCCTATCCAGCAGCAGCAGCCGATCGAGCAGCAGCGAGAGCTCCACCAGTTCGGCCAGCACGGTCAGCAGCAGTTCCACCAGCAGCCTAAGCACACAATCGAGCTCGAGCCAAAGCAGCAGCAGCACGACCAGCAGTGCCAGCAGCGTGAGCTCGAGCAGCCAAAGCAGCAGCACCCAGCTCCAGAGTTCCAGCTCCGAAAGCCGCAGTTCGAGCACGAGCCTGACCAGCACGAGCCAAAGCAGTGCCAGCAGCAGCTCGAGTTCCAGCCTTAGCAGCAGTTCCAGCCTGAGCAGCAGCTCGAGTTCCAGCCTGTCGAGTTCGAGCAGCACGAGCCTGACCAGTTCGAGCAGCAGCAGTGTCAGCAGTAGCAGTACCAGTACGCAAAGCTCGAACTCAAGCACGAGCGGCCCGGGGCTTCACCCGGTCACCGGGACCGCTACTCGCATTTGCCCGAGTAGCGCCGTGGCATCCAACGTGAGCACGGCCGGGGCCAACGCAAGTTCGGTTAGCCCAACCACCGCCACCCATGTTAAAATTTGCCCCGCGACCGCGGATGAAACGAGGCCGGACGGAGACCCGGCGACCGCCGACGATTCCCGGCCCACCTAACCACGCGACTGCGGCGCTAACCAGGAGACCAGCATGACCGTCAACATAACCCACTACCAGGGACGAACCTGCGAATACGATTTGACGATCGCCGACGCCAACGGCGACGCGATTACGCTATACGCCGGCGACAAAGTGCGGCTGAAAATTTGGCGGCAGCAAGACGGCAAATTGCTCCTCGACCTCGCCAGCGGCAGCCCGACCACCAACGGCTCCAGCTTAACCGCGGCCAATCCCACCCGATTCAAGGGCGTCCAAAACGACATCAATTGGACCCCGGGGATCTACGACTTGGAGCTCTTGCTCGTGGACGCGAGCGATTCCAGCCGGGTGCGGCACGCGGACAGCGGCCTCTTTATCCTTCACGACACCCCCGCAGGAGGGCTCACGTAATGCCACAGATAGCCAGCGAAGCGGAAGCCCGGGTCGCCCTAGGATTAACCAGCGCGATCACCGACGACGAGCGGGCGGCCATTAACCTGTTTCTCCCCGCGGCCGAAAAGGCCGTTGTCGACTTCATCGGCTACGACCCCGTGCAGCGAGAACATACGCGCTACTTTCCACGAACGGACCCGAGCGGCGGAATCGGTTTTCCAGATTCGGGCTGGGACGTCCACAGCAGCGGCCGGTCAGCGATTCGCTACTACCCGACGCGGGCCTCCGGGATGTTTCCAACCCTGCAGCTCGACGTGCTACCGGTGCGGGCGGTTTCCGATTTACGGGTCGATTATGACGCGCGACACGGGCAGCAAACCAACGCCTTCGCCGCCACCACCAAGCGGACGCCCGGCCAAGATTATTGGACCGAAGACGAAGCCCCCAACTATTGCCCCAGCGGCTGCGTTTTCAGCCGCAGCACGTGGCCCATCGAACCGGGTACGGTACGGGTGACCTTCACGGCCGGCTACAGCCCCGACGAAATGAACGGCCGGGTGGAAACGACCGGCGTCGATTCCGACGGCTACTACAACCGGGTCGGGGTCAGCGCCAACCCGCTCAAGCGAGCCGTCCTTTTGACGCTCACCACCCAGATGCAGAAATGGGCCGCGTTGCGTAAAAGCGAGACAACCGGGTTTGTACCAGGACCGAAGCAAAGCGAGCGCCTCGGTGATTACCAATATTCGCTCGGCGGCGACGGCGGCAAGGCGATCGCCGGATTGGTCGTTGAGCTCCCCGCACCCGCGGCCGAGCTGGCGGAACCGTTCCGGCATTTCGGTTTGTACCGCCTCTAATAACTCTATTTGACACCACCAATTACAGCCGCGAGGGACCTATGGCCGCCGCCGGTACCGTGTACGTCGAAATGGTAGTCGTGATCGCGAACGAAAGCACCGACAACAAGCTGCGGCGAGCGATCGAGGAGCTCGAGGAGCTCGCCAAAGACTATCCATTTTTGCCGCTAGAAACGCCCGTCAACGAGCTCAAGGAAGCCTATGAGGAGTTGAGCCATGTCTCTGCTCGATAATTTGCCGCACACCGCGACCCACACGCGACCGAGCTATTCGAACGACGAGCTCGGCGCTAACCGGCAGACCGACGTCACGATTGCCACGGGGCTCAAATGCTGGGTCCAGAACGCCAACATCCAGGAAGTCGAAGCCTATCAGAAAATCGACACCCGGATCACCCATAAGGTCTTTTTCACCACGGACCCGGACATTCGACCGGGCGACGATATAACCGTGACCGCGGGTCCAAGTTTCGTGGGCAAAAAGTTAGAATTCGTCTCCGGCCCAACGGACCGGTCGGCTGGCCTCGGCGTTTTGTTTGCCGGCATGTTCGAAGAGGACGATAACCCAAGGAGAGTATGATGCGAGTCGTTTTTGAGAGCCACCGGGACTTTTTGCGGGAAATCACGCTCGAGCGGAACAATATACGCGGCAACGTCGTCCGAGCCCGGGTCGACCGCCTACCCGAACAAGACGAAAGCATCACGTTCTCCGTTTGGCTCCACCTTTCAGCCGTGGTCGCGGCCAACACCGGGGAATATGTGATAGAATTCAGTGGCCTCGCCGGTTCGGACGACGAGGCGACACCCAAGGGCGGCACCGAACGGGTCAACGATTGGACCCGCGACTGCGTGGACACGCTAAAAGAGCTGGAGCTAGAGCTTCGGCCCGGCAAAATCGAGTTTGTTTGAGTAGCCATGGCAACCAGGGAAGAACAGATCGCCGGCATCGTAGCCCGCAACACGCGGTTCGACATCCGCGTCGAGTGGCTCGGCGACCAGTTCGCCCGCGGCTTCCGCGCTACCCTGGAAGCCCGGGTGCGGTTGGCGGCCCAGCTAATTCGCGACAAAGCAGTGATCAACGTCAGCACCCCGGTCCACAAGTACAAAGGCCCCCAAGGGGGCATCGTCGTGGACGAGGACAGCCGATCGGAGCCCGGCGAATACCCGCACGCCGAAACCACGCTGCTCATGACGACAATTTTCTACCAGCGGCAAGCACGAACGCGAGGCCGAATTTCATTCATAGTCGGGACCCCCCTCGACTACGGCTTGATTTTGGAGACGGTCATGGACCGGTCGTTTTTGAAGCGCACGATGGACGAAATGCAGCCCGCCTTACGGCGGATTTTGGTTGGGCCCGGTCGCGGTCGAACGCGATTCGAATAGCCCCAGGGGGACCACACGGATGACACACGGCAGCTGGAATCTAGACGAGGCGATCGTCCGGCGGTGGCAAGCAGCCAACCTCGATGCGACCTTCCGCGCCACGTGGACGGACCCGGTCGCGACCGCCGACCAGACCTACACCCCGCTCAACCACCAGCAGGCCAGACCCGAGCCGCCGGGTCCCTACGCCACCTACAACGTCGGCGAGCCCGCCCCACCGGGTCACCAGACCGGAAAGACGAGCACCACCGAGCACCAAATCCTGCAGTATCCGCTCACGTTCCAGATCCACGCCAAAACCAACGCTGAAGCCAGCGGCAAGCTACGCGGCCGGGACCTTGCCCGCAAAGTAGCCGAGGCGTTCGACCCGGACCAAGCGATCGCGATCGACGACGGCGACGATTGCTGGATCCAGTCAATCCGCCAGCCCGACAACTGCTTACGTTTGGGCGACGACGAATGGGTTTGGATTTTACGATTTGAGATTTGGGTTGACGCCCGATTCAGCACTTAACCGGGAGACGGCCATGGGGACCAGGACAGCCAGCACAAAAGTAAATTTGACGTTCACCAGCACGATCATCAACACTCTCGAAAACGCCGACGCGGCGCAAGCCACCGTCCAGGGCACAATTTTAAGCGGCACCCTGGCTAACGGGGTCAGTGCCAACCAGGGCAACCGCGCGATGCGGACCACCAGCAACACGATCAGCAGCGGTGTCAGCGAGGACATCGACCTCTACGATTTCGCGTCGGTCGACTTCGGAGCCGGATCCGGCAAGGACGCCCTCGGCCAAGCCCTCACGCTCGAGGAGATCGTGACGCTTGTGATCAAACAGAGCAGCGGGGCCGGCCGGCTAGAAATTATGCCGACCAACCCGACGAACTACGTGACGTGGGTCCCGTCGCTAACCGCGGCCAACGGCGGCGCCCTGAAGAGCGGCGGCGTGTTGATGATGCACCAACCAGCGACGGACGCCTTCGACATTCAGGACGGCGCCAGTCACGTCTTGCGACTAGCGGCCAACGGTGGGGATGTTTCTTACGACCTGTACATTTTGGGCCGCCATGACGACGACGAATCCAGCAGTTCCAGTTCCGAAAGCAGTAGCAGTTCGTCGAGCTCGAGCCTGAGCTCCCTTTCTAGCAGCAGTAGCAGCACCGCCTCCTCGTCGAGTTCGAGCAGCAGCAGCACCAGCGTGAGCAGCAGTTCGAGCACGACTACCTAAGAAGCCTTTTCGGCTTTTCCATTTCCAGGCAACCCAGAAGGGGACGCAAAATGACATGTTCCAGTTCAACAGCCAGGACCGGGGCAGCCGGCAAGGCAGTGGTAGATGATACCCTCGTCGCACGGCTGACTCAGTGGGATTTTAACCCGACCGCGGCCGAATCCGCGTGGGGCGATTCCGACAGCGCCGGCTATACCAACCGCGTGGCCGGACGGAAAGACGGCACCGGGTCGATCACCGGCAAGTTTGACACGACCAGCAAAATCTATGATTTGTTCACGCCGGGCGACACGGTCGAGCTCGTCCTTTGGGAATCCCTCACCGACTACTGGGTGATCCCGTGCGCCCTAATTACCAATTTCACGGTCACCTACAACCAGGACACGAAAGAGGTCGTGGAATGGAGCGCCGACTTTGGCGCAGATGGCAAATACTACTATCCGGGCGAAAGCGGAGCCCCGGTCCACACGCTACCAGCTTGACGCAGCGGTCGTTACGCCTACCGCTAGCCAGAGCCGGCCCCGGCGTGCGTACCCCGCGCGCCCGGCGCCGGCGACGGCCGCCAACTTTCAATTAACCGAGCCAACCAATGAACGATCACCTGGAAAGTACCACGCGGCGGATTTCGTCGCACACGCTCAGCAGCGGACAAAAGATCACGCTGCACGGGCTCGGGCTCCAAGACTACGTGGCGGCCCGCGAGGAGTGTTTGCGGCAATACCGCCGCAGCCAGATTTCAACGTGGACCAGCAACGTCGATTTGCTCGGGGAGCTCAGCGACCAGGACCGGCAAGCCCTGCTTCGAGACGCCATCGAACGGGCCAGCGCGGTCACCTTGGAAGACTTGCCCAAGAAAATTATCGATTTGCCGGTAATGAAGAACGGCCAGCCCGTGCGGGACAAGACCACCGGCCGAATCACCACGCAGCGACGAGAGGTCGAATATACCGCATGGTGGATGAGCGAGACCCCCGAGGGCCGGCTCTTCATGACGTGGCTCAGCATGCGGCGCGGCGACCCGGAGCTCAAGCTCGAGGACGCCGAGCAGCTTTTCAATGACGCCATGAATGAGCTCGAAACGGTCGCGGACCAAGTCGGGGAGATAAGCACGCCGCAGTTGGGAAAATCATCGGCCCCCGCGGCGACGGGGGCCCAGACGGAGACGGATCCGACGGAGAAACGGCGGGCCAGGAAACGACGCCGACGCCAAACTGGCCATTGATTGTTCGCGGGATTTGCGAAAAGTATAGCTGCCTTCCAAGCGAGGTCGAGCAATTGACGCTAGACCAGATCATTATCCTGATCGCCAAAGACCGGGACCTGGAACGCCTAGCCGGAGCACGCAAGACCACGCCGGCCGCCTTGGCAGCCGAGGGGGTGATACCCACGACCAGCGGCGGAAGCTACGTGCAGCGGCTCCGCTCGCAGCTGCGACGCGACCGAGACAATGAGGGCCGCCGCGGGCGGCGCGAACGGCGAGAGAAACGCCGACAAGAGATTTTCGACTACAAACGAGCACGCGGAGACCTGTAACCATGGCATCCAAACTTGCCACCGCCTACGTCGAAGTCACAGCCGACGCGACCAAGCTCGAAAACGAAATGAGCGACGTTCGCAGCAGCGTGATGAAGGAAACCCGAGCCCTGGCCAGTGCGATCGGTAGCTTGGGGATCGGGGCCGCCGCCGCGGCTTTGGTCAAGAACACCGTCGGGATGGCCAGCGCCGCAGAGCAGACCGCGGCCGCCTACGAAATCATCCTGAAGGACCAAGAGCAAGCCAAGAAATTGCTCGGCGACATTGAAACGCTCTCCGTAAAAACGCCGTTCGAACCCGGAGAGCTTAAGCAGGGCGGCCGAGCCCTCCTCGCCTTCGGCGCCACCGCCGACGAGATCGTCCCCAGCCTTCGACTCCTTGGCGATTTGGCAGCCGGCAGCGGCTCCCAAATCCAGGAGATCATTCGCGTGTTCAACAAGACGCGATCGGTCGGGAAGCTAACCGGCGAGACCTTCGAGCAGTTCGCCGAACGCAGCATCAACCTGCAAGACGAAATCACCGACATGCTCGGGATCTCCGGCGAACAGTTCGTGGAAATGCGTGGTAAAGGGGAGATCAGCTTCGGGCTCGTCCAAAAGGCCATGCAGCGCATGACTTCCCAGGGCGGTATGTTTTTCGGTGCCATGGAAGCGCAAGCCGCGACGTTCGGAGGCATGATGAGCACCATTACCGGCAACATAAAGCTGCTCGCGGTCCAGATGGGTCAATCCCTACTACCCGCCTTCAAGGCCGCGGCACGGGTCGTGATTTCGTTCTTGGACGGGCTCCTTGCTTTGAACGACGCCACCGGCGGATTCGTTGCCATGTCCGCCGCCGCCACCACGGCGATCACGGGTTTGACCGCCGCCCTCTGGGGCGCGTACGTGGCCATGAAAGCTCTGGGTTTGAGCTTTCGGTCTTTGGTTTTGAGCCTAGGCCCGATAGGGCTCGCCATCATCGCCGTCGGGGCTTTGGCGGGCGGAATCATCACGCTGATTAAGGCCATAGCCAGCAGCAAAGCGGTCGTCGCGGCTTGGGAAGAAAACGCCGCCAAGTTGGGCATGGCTTGGGACGCGTTTAAAACAGGCATGGCGAACACCTGGGAAGCGATTAAGGGCATCATAATGAACGCCCTCCAGGCGATAGCCAACGTCTTTGGAGTCAACCTGGAAATGCTAAAGAGCGACACCGCCAATTTCGTGGCCGGGCTGATAGGAGCCTTCGCCGATTGGGTTTTGAACGTTTCCGAATGGCTCCAGGTTTTGACCCAGAATTGGGGGCTGACCTGGGAGCTACTAAAAGCCACCGCGGTCGTCGCCCTCGTCGGACTAAAAGACCTAGTTTTGCAGTTCCCGAAATGGTGGGCCTATAGCATGGGTTTGATACTAGGGCTCGTAGTCGACGCCATGACGTCCATTTTGAAGTTCGTCGCCACCGTAGTCGTCAAGATAGGCAGCCTGATGTTGCAAATGCTCAAGGCCGTTTGGGCGGGAATAAAAAACCTTTTTTTTGGCGGGTCATTTTCCGAGGCCTTTACCGGGGCCGCCAAGCAGGTTTTGGATAGCGGCATGCAGATGGGGGAAGCGTTCAAGGCCGGTTGGGACCGTTCCAATCCCTGGGACCTCTGGGAAAGCAGCGAGGGCTTAAAGAAAGCCAAAGCGGCCCAGCAGCAAATCATCGACCAGCTCGCGAAAGACAAGCGAGCGATCGAAGCCATGCGGCAACAGGGCACTGACGAGGCCGAAGCCGCCAAGCAGGAAGACGAGGAAAAAAAACCGCCGCCCCAGGAAGTGATCCACAAGCTCGACGCCGGTTTTTTCGCGTTCGGCGACATCCAGCGCAAGATGCAAGAGAACCAGTTTAAGAGCAAGAAGGACAGCGAGAAGCTCGTCAAGCAGGGCGAAATTGCCGAAACCCAACGGCGTCAGCAAAACAAGATTTTGACCGATATCCGCGACAAGCCAACGGCGGAAATCGCCAACGGCTAAACTTTCGCAATCAGGATGACCATGAGCGGAACCCTCGACTATTCAAGCTGGCGTTTGCAAACCGACGGTGGAATCAAGTACAAGTTGACGGACGGCTACCCGACGCTGAACGTCAGCGAGGACAACGCCCGCGGGAAAGAGCAGTACGTGCTCCGTAGCCAGGACGTCGAAGCCTTCATTAAAGAGTCCATCCCAGCGCCGGTCGTCGTTTTGGGAAGCGTCATCCGACCACGCAGGCGGCACATGCCAGGGGCGTCGATTTTGATTACCAGATCGATCGACGTTGCCCCACATAATTCAGGCATGCCAGCCGACCCGCAGAATGCGGACCCTAACGCACCGAGCGGATCCTACGCTGAGTTTTGCACAGCGACGATCAGCTATGAAACGAAAGAGCTCGAGAGCGGGGAAGAAAACGACGACGAGGACCCGAACGATCCCGAAACCTTCTTGACCCATTCGGTCACCGCCGGCGGCGAGCATATGAGCTGGCCGGCCAACCGCACCGCCACCCGGGACAGCGACCTCGAAAATGACTACACCGAAGTCCAAGACAACCAGGACGTGCAAGGGCCGATCGTAAAAACGATCCCCACGATAGAGCACGGGCTAGATTGGAAGGCGGTGCTCAGCCCGAATTGGAGCAAGATCATCCAGCTTTTGGGCCACGTCAACGACGTGACGTTACCGCTCTTTTTCAACGCGAAGAAAGAGACCGTGATGTTCATGGGCGTCAGCGGGCAGCGAGAATACCTATGGAACGGCTTCTCGATCGGCGTCCAGCCTTGGAGCTTGAACTTCAAGTTCAGCCACCGAGAAATCCGCGAGGGCGGCTTAAGCTACGGTTGGAACCACATCTACAGCCCAAAAAACGGCACGTGGCGCGAACTACGCCGGGCCAACGGTCGGCCGATTTACGAGGCGAGCAACCTCCTCGAGCTATTCACGATTGAGGAAGAGCAACAGCCATGACCATCGCTCGTCATCAGGATTCCTACGCGGCCAACAAGGGCTACCTCGTCGGCGGTCGCCAGCTCAACGAGTCGGCCCAAGTCCAGGCCGCCCAGGGTTGGCGGGCCAGCGGCAAACATTGCATCCAAACGACCGACGTCGTGCCGCCGCCCCACACCCAGGGCTTGGCGTTGATCACCGGCGACGCCCAGTCCGTCGAATCCTACACCGCCAAATTTCGGTTTTTCAACCACACCTACAACATGTGGGTGGAATACGACGACGAGCTCCCGCTCTACACGGGCGGATACTTCGAGGGAATCTACCAGGGGTTCGGCCAGGGCTACATCAGCCGGGCCAGTTGGAGCCCGGTCCAAGGCCCTCGCTACGGCGCGATCCCGCTGCTTTTGTCGGGGGAAGTCGTCCCCGCCAGCTACGATCCTGTCTTGGGCGCCCTGGTACCGTTGATCAGCCCGCCAGCCGACACGCCCGCGGTCGAATTCTATACCACCGCCTCCGTCGAAATCACGCCGGCCGATAATACGACCGAAAACTACACGTTCGCAGTGATCGAAAGCCAGTCCCCCGGTTCCGCCCAGTGGCGACCCAGGCAAGCGATCTACTGGCAGACGCCGGAAAACGTCGGCGAGTTTTTCGCCGATTCGCGGTCCACGTTCGTCACGATCCCCTGCCTCAGCGAGCCCACCCAAGGGACCCTGATCCGGGTACGAATCGGCCGGGCCACCGACTACCCGATGGCGGTCGACGAGGCCCGCATCCGGTTTACCGGCGCCGGACGAATCAGCGCCAACAACCGGGCCGTTGACCGGACGGCCTACCAGCACAACACCGGCGGCGAGACCCTCTCGGGCGGCTGGCAAATCGACAGCGATATTTCGGGACGCTACAAAGACCAACCGGTCGTGAGCCAAGAGGCGGGCGTGTTCGAAGTGAGTTACGTCGACCCCAACGACGCGTGGCTGATTGGGATTGAGCTGACGATTTCAGTCAGCAACCAGGAGCTCTCCAGCACGGTCTCCTCCGGCCAGGAAAGCCCAGCTACTCCGTACACGTTGACCGAGGGCATCAGCCAGACCAGCGGCGGCCAACAATCCGCCAGCAGCGCCAGCTCCGAGCAGTCCCTAGGCTATTGCAGCGTGACCCTCGTGTCCGACGTGATTTGCGACGCCGACGGCCGGGTGATTGAAGTTTGCTACCGGACGATCGCGATCCCCAAGATTTTCGACAACTGCGTGCCCAGCCAAATCAGCCCCGAATATTGCGTTTCGTGCGATGTTCTCTCGAGCAGCAGTTCGTCCGATTTGACCTACAGCGTTTCGTCGAGCAGCAGCAGCACGGTCCTCTTGCTATCCAGCTCCAGCAGCAGCAGCACCTTGCTGCAGCTAACCAGCTCCAGCAGCAGCAGCACCTTGCTGCAGCTAACCAGCTCCAGCAGCAGCAGCACCCTGCTGCAGCTAACCAGCTCCAGCAGTTCGAGCAGCCAGTCGTCGTCATTCGGGATTAGCAGCAGCAGCAGCAGCAGCTCGACAACCAGCGACCTCAGCGACCGCAGCCAGACCCTGAGCATTTCCGAGAGTTCAGCCAGCTCGCCGTCGAGCCCGTCGAGCGTAACCAGCCTCTCGTCCTTGACCACCGACCTCAGCAGCCAATCCACGCCGGGCACCAGCAGCCAGAGCAGCCTGAGCAGCCTCGGCAGTTTCAGCTTTGACGATTGCCAAGGCGAATGCGGCTGGGTCTGGGACGCCGACGAACTGATCTGGTTCCTGGGCTGGGGCGGTTGCGAAGGGGTCGGCGAACTAGGATCCAGCGAAGCGCCCGACGCCCGGTGTTATTGTCCCTATCCCGATTATGACGGCATCAACCCCGTGTCGATTGCCTATACGGATTGCGACTTTTACGTGAGCGGACCCTAACGATGGCCAAACGCCCCAAGCCGCCGGGAGCGGTGCGACAAGCCAAGAACGTCACCAAGGCCATGATGCGGTGGCAGCGAGCCGGCCGGCCGACACGCAGCGACGCCGAGGTCGAGCGGATTTATACCGAAATTTGCCAGCCCTGCTATTGGTTCGAACCCGCCAAACGCGGCAACCGAGGCCGGTGCCTCATTTGCGGATGCCGCGTCAATTTGCGGGATTTCAATAAGCTACGATGGGCCACCGAGAGCTGTCCTGACGACCCGCCACGCTGGGTCGCCACCGTCGACGACGACGGACAGCCGATCGATCCAGAGCCCCCGCCACGACCACGGCTCACCCGCCGTGAACGCCGGGCCCGCCGACGCAAACGCCGCCGGTTCGAGGCACGATCCCAACGGGCCGCCGAGATTCGTCGCCGGCGACAGCTATCCAACGGGGTGTGGCACACCGCCCGTGCGTCCACCGAGAAACCACCGACGACCACGGCGAGCGGAGAATAACCGCGACCGCTGCCGTTCTAAGCCAGAAAGCCGGGGGACCTAGATCATGTCGGACCGCACCGCGATCAGCGAAATCACGCTGCTTTTTTCCAGCCGGATCCGCAACACGTTTGACAACGGCGATTCCGCGGCTTCCAGCATGCGCGGCCGCTTGCTCAGTGAGCGATTGGACGCCGAGGACGGGACCCAGCGCGCCAACCGAGCCTACCGCACCGACCTCACGATTTCGAGCGGCACGACCGAGGATTTTGATTTGTACGACCTGGGAGCTCGCGACTTGGGCGCAGGCGTGGGCCAGGACGCGGTCGGCCAACCATTGGCGATTGACGACGTCACATTTCTCGCCATTTGGCAGACCGGCGGCGCCGGCCGCACCGAGCTGATGCCGAGCCAGCCCAGCGAGTACTTGACCTGGGCCCCATCGCTCACGGTCGCCAACGGCGGGGCCCTAAAGAACGGCGGTGTGTTTATGATGGCCCAGCCGGGAATCACCGCCTTTGACGTAGTCGACGGCCTAAGCCACACGATACGGCTGGGGGCGGTCGGCGGCGACGTCCAGGTCGCCATGATCGTGCTAGGCGGCCACGACGACCTGTCCAGCTCGAGCAGTTCCAGCAGCAGCAGCAGTTCCAGTTCCAGCAGCAGCAGTTCCAGCAGCAGCAGCTCCAGCAGTTCGACCAGCACGAGCCTGAGCAGTAGCAGCTCCAGCAGTTCGACCAGCACGAGCCTGAGCAGTAGCAGCTCCAGCAGTTCGACCAGCACGAGCCTGAGCTCCAGTTCCAGCAGCAGCAGTTCCAGTTCCAGCAGCAGCAGTTCCAGCAGCAGCAGCTCCAGCAGTTCGACCAGCACGAGCCTGAGCAGCCAATCTTCGGGCAGCTCCAGCTCTTCGACGAGCTCACAAAGTTCGTTCAGTAGTTTGAGCAGCGCGACAAGTTCGCTCAGTACTCTCAGCAGCTCGAGCACGATTAGCAGCCTAACCACCACCCAAAGCAGCCAGTCCAGCCCGAGCAGCACCACCACGACCCCATAATTTCCCCCAACAAAGGATTGACCCGTGAGCCTTGAGACCCGCCAATTTAACCGCCTACGACGCCGAGCCGCCCGCATCGATTCGCAGATGCGGGACGCCGTCCAGGACGACCTGAAGCGCCAGATGTCGGACGAGCTCAAGAAGCTCGAAGCCAAGATCAGCGCCCGCGCCCAGGAGCTGCAGCTCCCGCCGGAAGCGGCCGATCACCTCAACCCGCAAGGTGAGATTGCGGCTGCCAGGGCCGGCGGCGCCCCGGTTAGCGAAGAGCCCCGGATCAAGCAGGGCGTCGCCAAGACCGGCCAGCGAGCCGGACGCGAGCAGCGAGCACGCGACCGACAAGCCCGTCGCAACAAGAAGAAGAGTCGGTGGAGCCCACCGCTGCATGAATTCCCGGCCAACGAGGATCCGCTCCTATGGACCGACCGCTACAAGAACCCGATCGGCCACGCGCTACGCGACCTCTGGCGGCCAAACGCCGGGTTCCTATTGGGCGGCGGCCCCAGCCTCCGGGAGCTCGACCTTTCATTTCTGCGGCAGCGCGGCATCGTCAGCCTGGGGATCAACAACGTAGCTGGCTACGCCCCGGTCCGGGCCATGACTTTCAGTGACCCGCCCGAGAAGTTTTGCCACGCCGTGTTTTTCGACCCGGCGATCATGAAGCTGTGCCCCGTCCCTAAGCTCGGCAAGCGGGTCCGCGCGAAGAAGCCAGACGGCACGTTCGGATTCACCAGCCTACGGGTGATGGATTGCCCGAACGTCTGGGGCTACCAGCGAAATTCGATCTGGGACGCCAAGACGTTTCTCAGCAGCGAAATCGCGACCTGGGGCCGGAGCAAAGGCAGCACGATCGACCCGGCCAAGGGCCAGGAAAAAATCCTTTTTACGTTTTTTTTGGGGCTACGGCTGATGCACTACCTAGGCTGCCGGCAGGTGTTCTTGCTAGGCGCCGATTTCACCATGAGCCAGAGCGACGGGACCGGGCCCGGCTACGCCTTCGCCCAGGGCCGGACCAAGGGCGCCGCCGGCGGCAATAATAACCACTACCGCAAAGCCCAGCAGATGTGCCTCGAGCTACTCCCGACGTTCGCCCAGCACGGGTTCGAGGTCTTTAATTGCAACCCGGACAGCCATTTAACGGCGTTCCCATACTACCCGCTCGACCAAGCGATCGAGCTGGCCCGCGGCTTGGTGCCCCCCGAGCCATTCCCGCCGGAGCTACTCAGCAACTGGTATGAAAAGGAAAACGACCCGGACGAAAAAAAACGCGGCACCGACGCGTGACCGTTGCTTTCTGTTCGTGACAGCGCATAATGGACCCGGACGCGGGCCCTTTGGTTCGCAGGCTACACGAGGCACAAACGACGGAGAAACGCACAATGGCTACCTACAGCAAAACGCAGTGGTTTTATGAGACCGACCACGAGACACGCGGACCGGTGAGCACCGAAGAACTGAAGGAGCGGATTTGCAGCGGCAAACTGCGACCGCACCACCAGATCAAGAGCGACCGCCGCACCGGCGGGAAATGGGTCGCGATGGAACGCTTCCCGCAGCTAAAGCATCTGTTTTTGGCAGCGCAGCGGGCCCGCCACGAGGAGCGAGCCAAACGGGCCGTTGAGAAGCGTTCGGCACCGCGGGCAGTCCCGGCCCCGCCGCCGGCCCCGCCCAAAGCCCCGTTGACGCGTCCCGCGGCGTCCGAGCTAATCACCGAGCCCGCCCAGGCGATCGCCACGCCGCACCCGCCGGAGCACGCGTCTCCCGCGCCCCAGTCCACCCCGGCCTTTCAGCCGGCACCGAACCACGTCGTGAATGTTCACGTCGGGCACAGCAGCCGGGACAGCAACACCGCCGCGGTGCTCTTGAACGCCTTCTTGTGGCCCGGGCTGGGTCATTTCGCCCAGGGCCGACCACTAGCCGGCTTCTTTTGGGGGACCGCCTTCTTGGTTTCGCTCGTGTCGATTTTCTTTCTGATAGGCGTTTTTTTGGCCCCGTTGACCTACATCCTGGCTCTCACCGACGCGGCCAGCTATCGCGGCTAGTCGACCTAAACCGATCCATCACAAGGGATTGCGGACCCCAACCACGAGCCAAGCCAACCGCAATGGCGGGTCGTGATGCATGCGGGCACCATTGAGGCAGCCCGCCGGTTTGCGGGCCAGAAGCCAGGGGTCAGGATTTACGGAAAGACGCGGATGCTACCAGACGGCACCCGGACCTGGGTGCGATTCGCCAAGCAGGGGGCCAAAAGCTAAAATCACGGGTTCGTTTCTTCGTTGCAGGCCCGGTCGCCCGTCAAAAGGCGGCCGGGCTTTGGTTGTTTCGCACCGGGAAAACCGATAAAACTAAGCGATCGACCACCGCCGCGAGGAGCCGCCATGCCATTTTTTTTTTGTCGAGCCGACGAGCAGAGCAGACCAGATCAACCCGAGCTGAAAGTTTGGGGTAAAACTTGGCCCGTGATTACGAGCACAATCTACAGCCGGATCATGCTGATAACCCGGGCCGGCGGCTTTTGCTCGCTGCACTACCACCGCGAGCGGGCAAACCGATTCTCCGTTGAGAGCGGCGCGATTTACGTGTTTCAGCACACGGCCGCCCAGGCGGTCGCAAAGGTTTTAAACCCGGGCGACCAGCTCACGGTGCTCCCCATGACCCTCCATTCGTTCGGGGTTTTGAAGAGCGGAATCGTCATTGAAGAGTACGTCCCACCCGGCGGCCTATCGGGCCCGCCCGTCCGAATCGACGATATCCAGCGGCTTAGCCAGGGCAGTAAAATCGAGCCCTTAGTAACTGGGCTCTTTTGTCAGGACGTGATCAAGCACCAGCGGACGGAATGCGAAGTGGCAATTCAGGCATTCTGCCAGGAGCACGCCCGATGAGCAGCCTCCCCGATTTGACCGCGGTCGTGGCCGTCGACGAAAAAACCCTGCCGCAAATCCAGGTCAGCAGTTGGACCTGGGCCCGCCACCGCCCCCATCTATTCGCCCGGCCCTGGATTGTCATCTATGACAGGCGAGCGTTCAGCGGCTTGGAGCTTCGGCAAGCTCTGTGCAGCACACCGCTCGCGGACGCCAAAGTCAACGCGCTACCTTGGCCACCGAAAGAACCGGTCGGCGGCTACGCTTCGCAGCGCGAGCGGATGCTAACCGGGTTCGTTTACGCCCCGCTTCGAGTCGACACGGCTTGGTGGATGAAGATTGATACCGACGCCCTGGCCCTCGAGTACCGCGAGACCTCGTCTTGGGCGCCGCCCGATTGGTTCCAGCCGCAACCGACGAGCTCACCAGCCACAAACGGCCTTTACGATCACCGCTACCACGCGTGGATCGCCAGCCCTTGGGGCTACACCAAGCCAGCTAACCAGATGGACCAGCTCGACACGTGGGGCGACCACGTCCCCGGGCTCCAGGAGCACCCCCGGCTTGATTTGCCATTCGATCGCGACGGCCGGCGTTGCCGGCACCCGCGGATGGCCAGTTGGGTCAGCTTCTACCGCACCGATTGGAGCTGCTTCGCCGCCCGGCTCGCGTGGGATTCGGTCGGGCCATGGCGGATACCAGTCCCGAGTCAGGACGGCTACCATTTCTACGTCGCACAACGCCGCGGCGACAATTACCTGCGGGCGAACCAAAAACGCCGCGGATGGACCAATTGCCCCAGGTTTGCCAACCTTCAACAGCGGGCCGCCGAGGTCCTCCCACCGCTAGACAGCAGCAATGCCAGATAGGGCAGATAGGACGGATCCCCATGACCAGCAAACGCGGCGTCAATTACATGCTCGTCGGCGCCAAGCACGGCGTCCAGTTGACCGTTTCGGTTTTCAGTTTACGGCGGGTTTACGCCGGGCCCATTTGCCTGATCATCGGCAACGATGAGGCGGAGACCGTCGCCGAACGACTCCTTGCAGAGCCAGCGGCCCAACCGATCCAGCAGGTCCGATGGGACGCCCCGGTGCGAGGCGGCAAGGGATTGCAGCACTGCAATAAGACCACCATCCTGGACCATACCCCGTTCGACGAATTCATCTTTTTGGATTGCGACACGCTACCGACCGGGCCGATCGATAAGCTCTTCCCGATTGAAGGCACCGAGCAAGTCGTGCTTAGCCAGTTCGCCAATTGGACCAGCCAGCTGCCGAAAATCAAACGCCGCACCGAGCAATATCGCGAAATGCTACCGGGCCTCGTAGCCATGAGTCACGGCAACCGCTACCCGGCGATCAATACGGGCACGTTCGGCATGAGCCGCGCGAGTACCGCGTTCGTCAGCCGTTGGCGGGAGCTCAGCGAAGCCCGGCCGGTGTTCATGTGCGACGAGCTAATCGCACAGCTGATCTTCCACGAGTACCCGCACACGGTCCTCGACGAGCGGTGGAATTGCGTCGCGGCTGACACCATCGTCCAGGGGGAATTCGCGGCGGCCAGCCGATCAGTCTATCGCGGGCAGATGCTGGAAATTGTAACGCGAGCGGGCCGGCGGTTGACCTGTACCCCAAATCACCCGGTATTTACCACGGGTGGATTCGTCCCGGCAAGCAAGTTGCACATAGGACAAAAGCTCGTCGCCCATCAAGGTGAGGTCGATTACACGCGACTTGGCGTGGCCGACCGCTATCACGTACAGCACCGTCCAGCCACAGCCGAGCAGGTCTTTCAAACGTTCCAGGCGCGTGCGGCAACCGACCCGTCTCTGCGAAAATTCCACCGCCCCACAGCGTTCGACCTCCACGGCGACGGGAAGGCCGTCCAAGGCGAGATCGAGATTATATGGGCCGACCGGCAACTGGCGAACGATACCATAACCAGCGGTTTCCAAAAACACCGCGATTCGATCTTCCGCGGGGGAAACGAGCAATTGTTTCCGGAAGCAAGTAATAGCGCGTCGGTGCTTGGAGCGAGCGGTGTCCCGCATTCCGCGCCGCGCGGTCACCGCCGAGGCGGTCAGTTCTTGCCGTTCGCTGCTCGAGAGCAAACCATGCCGCGTGAGAGCGGCGGCGCGGCGGTCGCGGAGCACAACGCCGCGCGATCGAAATTCGGCCGCCAGTCGTCCATCGGCGCAACCGACCTCCTTTGCCAGCGATTGCAAACCCTCGCCAGCCAAGTAACGACAGACGAGATTGTCGCAATTTTCGATCAGACGTGCTCGTCGGGGCATGTTTACGATTTCCATTCAAGAGACGGCGCCATAGTAGCAAATAGCATATACACTAGCAACTGTAGCCCGATTTATTCGGCCGACCGCTACGGCCCCGAGCATGCGAATTTGGACGAAGTCCGGATTTGGCACGGCCACGGCTGGAAGTTTATCAAGCACCCCAACGGCCGAGCGATTTGGATGCCCGTCTACCAGGACGCGGTCCGCGAGAATTTCGCGGGGTTGGCCGATTGGACGCCCGGGCGGGACAAGAAGCTGCGGCGATTTTTGGACCAGTAAGAAAGCGAGGGCAAACCGGCATGGCAGCGTTAAACGGGGTCCGACAGTGCGCCCGGATGATAGCCGACAAGCCGACATTCGTCGTTTTGGCCGGGTGCGGCCGCGGCGAAGAAATCCCGGTCATGCGGCGGGTTTGGCGGGGCTGCAAGATCGTCGGCATCGAGCCGTTGAACGAGCATTGGCGGGTGATGGGCCACAACGAGTGCGAGCCCGACGTCTTCATTCGCGGCGCCGTTTGGCACACCAGCGGCGAAACGCTCAACTTTCAGCTGAACTACGAACCGGACCAGCGGGCGACGATTTACCGGCTACCGATCGAGCTGCCAGGAGCGATCACACGCGAAATCCGCACCGTCACGTTGGACGAGGTCGTCGAGCGACACGGCCCGCTACCACCCGAGACCTCCATCCTGTGGATGGACATCGAAGGCGGCGAGTTCGAAGCCCTGCGGGCCAGCCAAACGATCGCCGACGCCGCGTTTCGGTGGATCAACCTAGAGGTCAGCTTTACGCCGGCACGGATCGCACCGCCGTGGTTCCACACGATCGAAGTACTGCAGACCTCCGGCTACCGGCTATTCGGGATCCACAGCGTCAGCAAATCCGGCCGCCAGTGCGACGCGGTATTTTTGCGCGCGACCGAATGGGAAGCACGCAACCGCGACACAACCGACCGCAGCGTCCGCCGCAAGCTCGAACGGTTGGCAGCCGGCCGCGGCCGTGTCCAGGGCACCTACCGACACCCCGAGGATGACCCAGATGACGAATCCGCCGATCAATAGATGCCGGTCGATCGAGGTCGTCGCCCACGTCTACGATCCCCCGGGGCTCGACATCTACCGCCACCACATGCGGCAGCAGTTCTACAGTTTTTGCCACCACCGGCCAACCGCCAACCTGCTCTACACCGTGATGACCGAGCCCTGCTGCGTGCTACCTTTCAGCGACCGACTCTTCGCCATTTGGCAAGGCACCGGCAAGCCGGCCGGGATTCGGTTTCAAGTTATCGGTCTGCGGCACGCGGAGCTCTTCCGGCGGGCGATCGGCCGCAACCAACGGGCCACCCAAACCGAGGCCGACGTGATTCTGTTCGGCGACGCCGACGTCTACTTTGCGGATAGAGCCATCGATTCGATTTGCCAAGAGACCGACCGCCGAACCCCGCTGCGATACCCAGACGGTTGGTTTTGCCAGAAGCACCCGGCAATGGGCGACGAATGGCTCGAAGAGCTACGGCAGCGCGAATTCCCGCGGCCGATCGATACCCGGCAATTCAAATATAAACCGCTCGGTCGGGTCGCCGTCGGCTCATGCCAGATTGTAGGACACGACGTTGCCCGCGACCGCGGCTATTTGGATGGCACTAGTTGGGTCGACCCGGTGGATCCCACGCCGGGCTGGCGACAGACGGCGTGCGACCGGGCATTTCGTAAGCGATTCGGGCGACTTGGGGAACCGATATCGATCCCAAATTTGTACCATTTGCGGCATTCCCAAGAGGGCCGCGATCGCGACCAGCACGGAAATTTACTTTCATGGTACGCCAAACGACGACTTTAGCGGAAACCAGTGGCTCCCGGTGGCAAAAGCGACGGGCAGCGATCGCACGGCGGCGGGACGGGCGGGCCCGGCGGCGACGCCGACGCAACCCCCTGGCATGCTGCGGCCAGGATTGCGCAAAGTACAACTTTTGCCCTATTTGCGGCCGACCAATTGCCCACGACGGCCAGGAGCTGCGGGAGCTGCAGCGATTCCTGCGGCGCCAGGAGCACCAGAAAGATCGCCGAGCACGCCCGTCCCGCACCGCCTTGCAGCAAAAACGCGAGGCCTTG